CAGGATATGCCGAATGGTTCGGGTATCCTATTATACTTGCTTTTAATTAAGGAGTCATTACATGACAAACACAGCAACAAAATCACTATTCCCTCGCTCAGCATTCGTAGGATTCGATTCTATGTTTCAAGACCTAGACCGCGTCTCACGCAACTCGGGCGATAACTTTCCCCCACATAATATTATTACTACTGGGGGTAACAATTACCTTATCGAATTAGCATGTGCCGGTTTCGGTGAAGATGAAATCGATATCGTAATACAGAACCGCACACTTACCGTTCGAGGTAAGCATGAAGACCGTGGTAGGGAATATATTCACAAGGGTATCTCAACTAAGAAGTTTGAGAAACAATTCCGTCTGTCGGAGTATGTTGAAGTAACTGGAGCTGATTTCAGGAATGGGTTACTTGCCATAAAATTGGAAGTCGTAATACCTGATAGTCAGAAGCCTCGTAAGATATCAATCAATTCTAACGAGGAAACAAAAAATGCAAAAGAGAAAATCGTATAACAGTCGTATTGACCAAATCGGTGTTATCTGTGCTGCGGTACTTAGTGGCTATACCATTATGTATTGTCTAACCTTACTTGCTTAACTAAATAAGGGGGACAGCAATGTCTCCCTTTTTTTAATTATGGAAACTGATGAATGAATCTTATATATCAATATTTCGATGGTGATATCACCCCTGAAGTAGAAGCGGGCGTTCATCTTATGACAGAATATGCTAAGACTGTCGGTGTTGAATACATGTTCGAGCATAATACCGATTTCTTACAAACACATTACCAATACACTACTGGTAATCGTATCCAAAATAATGACGTGTACTTCGGTTCACTGAAACCCTTACTAGACCCTCGGTTTGACCAATACGACAAAATTCTTTACGCGGACGTTGATGTTCTTCCTATCGAGGGACTGACTGATAATATATTTGATGAACTCACGGGTGAAGTCGGAGTCGTCGAAGAAACCTTCCATGATAGAATTCCTCCGACTAAACTAAAGAAACTAAAAGAATGGAAGGAAGAAGTTGCTGTTGTTGATGTATCATTTAACAGCGGAGTCGTGTTGTATTCAAAACAAATCAGAGAGAAAGCGAGGAACTGGTTTGACCTACCTGAATACGTAGAGTGGATGATTGATAAGGCACCTAGGTTAAATGACTTTGAAAATAGAATGCCTGATGAATATTTTCTGACCGCTCAACCATATCTTCAGTATATGTTACATAAGAATAATGCTGACATACAATTGTTAAGTCAGGACTGGAATGGTCATATATGGACAGACAGCGTGAAGCTTTTTAATAATGTGTCTGAAATCTGGAATGATATGAGAACCCCAACTACTAAGTTTGTTCATTGTAGGTTAAGAAGTGGTAATCAGGAAGAGTTTATCAAAAGGAGAATTTCTTGAAAGTAAGACAGATAGTAATCAAGGGTAATGAAAGGTCAGAAGAGTATGCTGAGATTTCTCGGAAGTCTTTTCAATGTGCTATTGACGATGGGTTTATTGATGGTATAGAAGTGTTTGATGCTATCACTCCTGAGTCTGATACGTTTCAAGAACATGTAGACCGTTACAACTGGAAGGCTAGTCTCATGGGAGTCGACCTACATTCTGGTAACGCGAAGGACGATCACTCTCCTACAGAGAAGGCAGGAATGTGTTCTCATTGGGAACTCATGAGACAACAAGCAGAGTCCGGTGAGAAGTTTTGGGTTATAGAACATGATACCTATCTGATTCCTGAGCGATACGAGGTGTTTAAATCTCTCGCGAAGGCGTCGGACAGTATGCTTTACGCCAACATAGGTTTGTTTATGGGGATGTATTCCCTAGATAGACGGTTTGCTCATTGGGCGAATCATACTCTTGTTAATAATAATTTTCCAATCAACTGCGGCCCGTACTGTACCCTACAGAGATTGTTTAGAACGTACACCACGTCTCATCTGGCACTACCTGAAGTAAACTATCTGGGGTTATCTGATACTGCTATACATCCATGGCATGGGTGTGATACTTTGACCTTTTGTCGCGACATTGGCGAACCGTTCAATATGCTTGACAAGAATGGTAAAGGTATTCTTACACCTACCACTCAAGTCATCTCTAAGAGGTTGTTAGTTACTCAAGACCATCACGGTTATAATGAGACTCATATTAATGAACCTTGGACACGACACAAGTTTTTCGCAATAATTGATTGACAAACCCTTCAGAGTCATGTATAATATCAGCATGAATTGAATGACTGTATGTGCTATATTCTAGTTGACATACTACGCTAAATACTGTATAATGCAACTTATACAACTGAAGGTATATTATGACTTACACCCCCTATACATTACAAGATGTTTACGACGCAGCATCTCAAAAGAAATTTAACGTAGTCTCCACCTTTGCGGGTGGTGGCGGTTCATCCACTGGTTATCGTCTTGCCGGTGGTGATATTCTCGCGATCAATGAGTTTGTCGAAGAAGCACGTAACACCTACAAAGATAACTATCCTACCACTCCTATCGTCCCCAACGATATCAAAGAATTGTCTGGTCAAGACTTTCTAGACCTTGTCGGTCTCAAGAAAGGTGAACTGGACATTCTTGACGGGTCACCCCCGTGTTCAGCATTCTCTGTCGCAGGGAAACTTTCCCATTCATCGGATGGCAAACATTCTGATGGATGGGGACAAACTAAAAAATACTCTGATGGTAAAATTGTCGAGAATATTGAAGACCTGTTCTTCGAGTTCCTTCGTGTTGCTAACGATATTCAACCCAAGGTTATTATCGCGGAGAACGTTAAAGGTCTTACTATTGGTGAGGCTAAGGAATACTACGCACGTATCCTGAACGAGTTCGAGAATATTGGTTACGAGGTTGTGTCGGAAGTACTAGATGCTCGTTACTATGGTGTATCGCAAACTCGTTCACGTGTAATCTTCATTGCCGTGAGACAAGATGTTGCTGACAAGGTTGGTCTACATTTCTTGACAATGAATCACTTATTCCCTACACCATCTAACACCACAATTCCACTGAAGGATGCTCTCCTTGGTTTGGAGTATGACGAGGAAGAAGTCAAATACCTGACCGAGAAGTTCGAGAGAACCGCCTACTGGAAAGACACGGGATCTCTAATGCCAAGGTTCCCTGATAAGGTCTTGACTGGTGGTGACTATCATCCTAAAGGACATCACTTCAACCTTAAACGTGTATCTCTCGAAGCTCCTGCTCCTACTCTTACCGCAATGGGTAATGGTGACACTACTGCCGGCGCATTTCACTGGAGTGAACCAAGAAAGTTGACACTAGGTGAATTAAAGCGTATAATGTCACTTCCTGATGATTTTAAACTCACGGGTAAGTGGAACCAGAAGGCAGAACGTGTTGGTCGTATGGTTCCTCCACTAATGATGAAAGCAGTCGCAGAGAGCGTTTATGAGAACGTATTGAAGGTGTATAATGAAAGATAGAGAGAAGTATAAAGACTTTACGTTTGGTCACCGCGAAGAAGGTTTCGATAATCACATCGATGCTTCGATTCGTCACTACTCCACGCTCCATGATGACGTGGTAAACCTATCACGTTACTTTGTAGAGAACGATACTAAGGTCGTTGACATTGGATGTAGTACAGGTAAGACTATCGAAGCAATGGTTGAACAGAATCATACTACTGCCCCTAACGCACATTACTGTGGTGTTGAGTATGCTCCGGTATTTCAAGACGATATGACTGCGCGACAGACAAGACTTAACGAAGGTGGTCATCACGTCTGTTTTCAAAACAAAAACATCATCCACCACAACTTCGCCAACTGTTCTCTTGTGACATCTATCTTTACGTTACAGTTTATGCAACCTTTATGGAGAAAGAAAGTACTACAGAACATCTATGACGGACTCAACGAAGGTGGTGCGTTTATCTTTGCCGAGAAGACTTATGCGGAGAACTCACGTATCCAAGATATGATGACCTCTACGTTTTATGAGTACAAGGCACAGCACTTTACCTATGAAGATATTATGGAGAAAGAGAAGATTCTCCGAACTATGTTGAAACCGATGACTTGGAATGACCTGACTAGTCTACTGACCTCAGTTGGTTTTGATTCAACAAAGATTCAACCGTTCTGGATGAATCACCTGTTTGTGGGTGCTATTGCGATAAAGTAATAGTACTATTATATAAACGTCATAAAATAGAGGATTCGAAATATGACTTTAAGAGTAGAAAAATTGGGGTTTGATCCCAAATCAGAAACAAAAGGGGTTACCCAGCTGTTATTAACTCCAACAGTCGCCCAATACATTCTTGACAACCATAACTATGATAATAGACTTATTAAAAAGAATCAAGTCAATAATCTTGTTAGGAATATTGAGAGAGAAGGTTGGTTGTGGGATGGTGGTGCTTTAACATTCAACACCGATGGTAACATAACTGAGTTCCAGCATAGATTGATCGCTGTGATAAAGTTAGGTATAACGGTATTAGTTCCGGTTATACTGGGAGTTATGCCTGACACCTTTACCAAAGGAACCGAAGCTCGTAAGCGTACTGCCGGTGATGAGATTCAACGCAAGTATCCAAAGGCAAAGGCTAGTGAGATAACTACTCTGGGCGATGCGGTAAAACGTAAGGGTCTCCCTTCCCTTAACATGTCAAATGCCATTGAATATTGGAAAAGTTATTCCGGTATAGTGAAGAGAGGTAATGATATTATAGACGATTTCTTTGATAGCGTTTCAGAATATTCCCCCTACCGAAGAAACTTTGCTTCTTGGGCATCTCTCATGTCGGAGATTGGTGAAGAAGACACTGCGATTCAGTTTCTAGACTGCTTGAAAGACGAAATTCTAGGACAAGATAGTTTTGCTTTAACTACCGATTTCTTTGAGTTCTTCAAAGAACAGTCGTGGTCTATGAGTAACTCTGGTCGCGCAACTTTCATGTTCCAGTGTCTATGTGTTGCGTCCGATAGATTCCTTAAATTTGGTCACGCGAATATCCAATTACATGGTAATGTGTCTAACTTCAATCATGTTAGTCTGAATAAAACTGGGGTATACCGCAAGTTTCAGATCAACCAAGATTCTACCACATGAATGTCATTTACCAGTACTGGGATGGTGATTTAAGAGCAGATATCTTGTTGGGTCGTCGCATGATGGAGGAGTATGCTAGACGTATAGGTGTTCATTACATATTTGAACATAACCCTGACTTCTTATCAAAACATTTTAACTATTCGGTAGGTGATAAGGGTTACTTCTTTTCAGCACTAAAACCTATATTCGACCCTATGTTCGATGAATATGATAAAGTTCTGTTTGCTGACTTAGATATATTTCCCGCAGAGAAACTACAATATAATATATTCGACGCATTCAATGAGAATATGGATGTTGGTATGGTACCTGAATTGTGGGTACTGGATAATCCTATGCCAGACCACAAACGCATTGAACTTATAGAATGGGATAACTTGGTGAGAACTAAGTTGGGTGTTGAGTTTCCTAGTATAGATGGGCAATTACCTATTGCGTTAAACAGTGGTGTTGTGATATATTCGAAGAAGATGCGTATACGCGCACGTACGGAAGGGTGGTTCGACCTTAAAGACTATGTTGAGGTTATTCAGGATTCTGGTATAGATGCGAGTTATTATATAACAGACCAGCCGTACATCCAATATATGTTATTCAAGAATGATGCGACTGTTCAATATCTAGACCAGACATGGAATGGTCATACGTGTACCGACCTATTGATGAGTCTTGATGGTCTCCCTGTTGTGAAACACTACGATTATCGCAAACCTAATACTAAGTTTAATCATTGTCGAGTTCAGGGTACTGATTTAATGGGAATGGGCACACTTCTAGATGTTGCTAGACGACCTATGAGTGAGTGGGATAAGGATATTTTAAATGGTAGTTATATTAAGAGCCATATGGGGTAATTGATGATTAGAGAAATTCTCTCTGACCACATAGCAGGAAAGGTGCCGCATGATAAAGTTGCGGTACTTCTTTCTGGTGGTGTTGACAGTATCAGTGTGGCAATCGCTGCACAGGATGCTGGGAAGACTGTACACGCGTATAGTTTCCATCTCGAAGGACAACCATCTTATGACCACGCGAAGGCAAAGGAAGTCGCAGAAATCATGGGGTGGGAGTTCACCACTATTATTGTCCCTACTGATAACCTAGTTGAAGACTGGCACCGACTAGTCAAACATGGTTGTCGCAAGAAATCCCACTACGAAGCCGCAGTGTTTCCCTTCCTCTATTGTTATGAAAACATGACAGAAGAATACTGTATCACTGGATGGGGTGCTGACGCATACTTCGGGTGTTCTAAGAAAGCAATGATTAGATACTCTTCTTTTAAAAAGAAGCGCAACTATGTCAAGTACTGTAAAGAAAACAACCAGAAGAGAGTCA